TCAATCCATTCCATCATATATAAGATTACCTGTTATTATTATCTTTGTTTCGAGATGTATAAAGTCAGAAACGGCAGATATAATATTTTTTAATTCGTTGTGATATTCATTAAAATCAAATCTCTTGACTGGGAAAAAATCATCATCTACCGGAATAACCCATGCCGCAGAAGTGTAGCCTTGAACATGATAATGAACGTGGTTTCTTCCTATAACCTTTCCTGTAAATGGCTTAAACATACTTGGTACATATTCGTTTACAGTCGAAGGGTTCGTATGGTTTGGACCGTTAAAGTCTATCCTAAACAGACAATATTGAAATTTCCTCTCCTGTGTATGCAACGAAATTTTTGTTCTCATCTTTTCACTTACGCAGATTCTTAGCAAAAAATCAGGATTCCGATCTATTGAGTCAGATGAACAAAGAGTTAATCTAAAATCGTTGGACTTGGACAAGTCAAGCTCAAATACACTTATACGTTCTCTATTATCAATTATAGATTTAGGAACAGATATAAGTCTATCTGCTTCTTCTTGTGTCAATATTACATCTTCTTTCATGCTACAAAAATAAGAATTAGTTAGTAAGTATAAAAATAATAGCACATGTTTAAAGGCATTGTGAATATATAATTCTTTCCAATTCTTGCAATATTAGAGAGAATTGTATAGATAAAAACTTGTAAAAACGGTAATTCCAACAAGTCAAAGAACGCTTCTGTTCGATTATTATTTTTTTTCTTCAGACAATATTTTCTTTATTCTTTCCTCCGTAAATCCAAAACAAGACGCAAAACGTTTGAACGCATTGCGCTTATCAGTAGGAATAAGTGAATACATGCTATTTATAGGCGTTTCACTTTTTATCGCTTTTAGCATCTGTTTCTTTCTCATAATAATTTCTCTACCTTTCGTTTACAGCAATCACACTCACACAGCAACGGATGAGCATACTCCCACATCTTTTCCACTATATCATCCCCGATATACTGGATTTCCTCTCCATACGGAGTTATATTAAGTGCCTGGCATATATGGGTAGCCAAATGTCCGCACTCATGCCGCCAAGATTTCTCAAACTCCTTTGCAGAGGATGTAATGGCAATGACCATTACTGTTTTTCTGTCCCGGAGGTTGGAATATGTGACGCCGGTATTCATTTTGCCGGAACTCATATTGTCGTAGGCTGTACGAAGCATATCCCCGTCACATCCGATGGAATACATATTGTCTATTATCTCGTCAACATAATAGGTGTCAACGGCATAGAATACTTTTACCCTCCAATCATATTCATCCAATATGAATTTTTGTCTTATCATTTTAATAACTAATCAAATTATTGTATATTTGTATTTGGAAACGGATAGTTGGGGAGTAGCTACCCCGATGAAAGGCGAAGCTAAGGCGCTTTCCGTTTCTTTATATTCTTAGCACAACTTAATTCTTAGCAAAATGAACCCCTCAAACAAACTTACAACAGAACAGTTTATTTCCAAAGCAAAATCTATTCATGGTGATAAATTTGATTACTCAAAGACCAAATATGTCAATAGTGAAACAAAAGTTTGCATAGCTTGTCCTACTCATGGCGAATCGTGGATACTTCCTAAGCAACATCTTATAGGATTTGGTTGCCGAAGATGTGGGTATGAAAACCGAAAAAAGTCTAAATGCAAACCAACAGAAGTTTTTATAGAGTCCGCAAAGAAAGTTCATGGAGACTTCTATGATTATTCCATAACTATTTATAGAGGACAAAAGAAACCTATAACTTTTATTTGTCCCAAACATGGAACTATAACAATGAATGCTGGGAATCACCTACACGGTCATGGTTGCCCAAAATGTGGAATAGAGAAACGATCTAATTCTCTATTGTCCACAACAGAGTCTTTTATTGAACGGGCTACGAAAGTCCATAACGGGAAATACGATTATTCCAAGACAGTATATCAAGGTATTAGTACTAAGACCTGTATAATCTGTCCCAAACATGGTGAGTTTTGGCAAACACCTAACAACCACTTAAATGGAGCAGAATGTCCTAAATGCGGATATTTAAAGACAAAGAGCAATGTGTGTGGGTCAGGCATAAACGACATTGATTACTATGCTACTTCTATATGCTATAGGAAGTGGAAGTCTATATTGGAACGTACTTCTCCAACATATAAAAATAAGGCATACGATAAAGTCTATATTTGCGATGAATGGCGTATATTTTCAAACTTTAAAGAGTGGTTTGATGAAAATTACATTGAGGGAGGTGCTATTGACAAAGATTTATTATCACCTCCAAATAATAAGATTTACTCACCACGCACTTGTTGCTTCTTGCCCCGTATTATCAACAACGCCATAAAGAAATCCCCAACAAATAATCAAACCGGTATAAGAACGACATCGAATGGGCGTTATCGTGTTATCCTATCTGCTAATTCTAAACAATCCCTTGTTGGATATTTTAATACTTTAGAAGAAGCTCAACTTGCCTACAAGCTGGCTAAAAAACAATACATCAAAGAACTCTCTGAAAAGTATTTCAGAGAGGGCAAGATAACCGAGAGGGTATATAATGCCCTAATGAAATACGAGATTGTGGATTAAGTTATTTCTTCCCAATCCACCGGTTCACCTTTTGCGTCACAATCAACGAGCCATTTTCTAAACCAATTCCCACCAGGGTTGTCAGGGTCATCAATGGCACTTTTGACAAACAATGCCATATTTGCCTCGTCGGGCACTCCTGATTTTAAGTAATCAGCCCGGCACATATTAAGAACGTATACAAAATCGTACCCTTTGTTGTGCTCGAGTTTAATCCCATACTTGGTTAGAAACTCCTCAGCTTGTGATTTGGAATAAGGTTCTATGGCTTCTTTCTTCCCAGTAGCCGCATTGATACGCCGCATTTCCTTAACTGCGCATTCACAAGCCTTACGGCTGAACGACCAGCCCCAATTCCGCAGATAGGCTTTCATTTCACGCGGCTTGTCATCATACAAATCCAAAGGTTCTTTCATATCTTTTACTTTTAAAAAGAGCGGAGTATATCCGCCCCTTAACTACACTTAACGATAACGGGAATAACGTCCGGTTCCACGAACGCCCCGTCTTTGTCCCATACCACGACCTGATCCACCGTAACCACCGCGCTCACCCATACCTTCATCATCATAATAACGGTCATCGTCGTCCCAACGCTCGCCCATGCTTTCACCTTCGGAAAGTTCTTCTATGCATTGCATGAGCTTGCCACCATAACGCAGCATCTTCTCCGCATAGTCGGACATTTTCTCGACCTTGCTCTCGGAAATTTCAATCATCATCATACTATTGTTTTTTAGAATTGTTACTACTAGAAGCCTTCTCAGAAGATTTGAGGAAATCGGCCATCATTGCCCTCAGTTCACTCAACTCCTGTCTTAGGGCTTTATTCTCCGCATCCTGACGTTGGCGTTCTGCAAATTCCGGATTAAGGATCTGTAGCATCTTGTCGCAAGACTCCAGAACAGAACGGTGATGGTCCACGCTACCTAATATCTCCGATGAACGGTTGCGCATGGCGGCAACTTCCGCATTCATCGATTCCCTTGAACCGGATATTACCATATTCCCACCTCCGGGAAAGTTTGCATCAGCAATGTCAGACATTGCCGGGATCTTTTGGAAAGTCACCGTTTGTTCCCCTATCTTGATTGTTATATCAACAACCATTCTTGGAGGTTGCCCATAAGGAAGAGGCTGTTGCATAAACTCCGGCACAGGATTGGAAACACCTGAAACGGACCCAACTTCAATATATGGAGTACCGTCCTTATGAAGGACAAAGAACTCGCTGTTTACTCGTAGATTCTGAAAAGGCATAATTAATTAACTCTTTAAGGGGACGGGATTTACCCCGTCCGTTGTTTTTTAAACCACTCCGGTCATAATTTGCAACGTGTTAGTCGCACGGTCAAACCAGAACTCATACACACCAGTACCGGGAATGTCTGCCGCAGTCAACGCTTCACCGTTATATTTGGTGACCGCCTGTGTAGCTCCATTACTCTCAAACAGAACAGGCAGCGTGCCGGTTGTGCCGGTAGGTATTGCTTGGGCAATGTCAACGTATATCGTCCCTCTATACCATGCATTCACAAAGGCATGGTTGGGAAAGGAAAACACCACATTAGCAGTATTAACCGTCACACCCGAGGTTGATATGGCCGCAGAACCCCTGCGGTTTACAAATTGGAAAGGATATACTGCCATAATAGCCTCCTTCCTCAATTAACCCCAAAAACCATTACCGGCAGCGTAAGGATTGAAGCCACCATACAAGCCATATTGGTATGCTACACAGTTGGGAACCGCCGCAATAGGACTGTAAGGCACAGTAACGGTTTCCGGCTGCTTGCATTCAATTTTGGCTAGGCGTGCGCTTAAATCTGTCAAAGCGGCTCCAAGAGGTGCGGTAGCCTGCCCTACAATTTGAGATGTCATGGCTGAACTCTTGTAAGTACTGTTCTCTTCACGGAGTTTGTCAATCTTGTTTTGCATCTCACGCATTTCAGCGGCACGTTGACCGGCGATAATCTGCTGTGTGCTGTCCTTGATGGAATTTTGCAAGTCACAAGTCTGACGTTGTGTTTCATAGGCCACGGATGCAAACCCTCTTTCCTGCCCGGTTGCAACACCATTAATCGCATTTTGCAGAGTGTTTGTCTGCTGACAGATAGCTAGACGGTTCTCACAGCAGCATGATGCGATCTGTTGTGCAATCTGACAGTTGCCGGATTGGATAGCATTAATAATCTGCATTGAGCTCTGCCCAACTTGATTTCCTACCTGTTGAATCTGTGACATTACACCGTTGATAGCCTGTTGAACCTGACCGATTGAACAGTTCAGATTTGTAGCCAGATTGTTGATGGCCTGACCGTTTCCTTGAATGGCACTCATCAGCAACTCCCGTCCTGCGTCGTTGTTTATCAGATTGGGGATTCCTGCTGCTCCATTGCCACCGCCAAAGCCGCCATTTCCCCATCCGTTGTTACCCCAACCCATGAGGAAGAACAAGAAAATAACCCAGATAAACCAGCTTCCCTCACCGCCAAAACCACTGTTGTTACGGCTGTTCATGGCTACAAGCAAATTAGGGTCTATGCCCTTCTGTTGCAGAAGTGGTGCAAGCATTGCCATCATGCCGCCACCACCATTGTTCCCACTTTCCGGGAACACATAAGTCTTTGTTTCGCTCATAATATATACAATTAGTTCCGGTCACATGACCGTTCACAAAAGTATATATATCATATCTCATGGGAAATCAGTTGTTTCCCAACAAATTCTTTATATCGTCCCAATATATTCTCATCATTTTCCCACTCTCCATCCTCTCATGGAAATTGGATATCATGTAGTTGACAGCACGTTTAGTCTTATGGATATGAGCGGCTATTTGTGAAGGGTACATACCGCTTTCGAAAAGAAAAAATACAAGAAGATACCGGGCATCCACTGTTTCCATATTCTTATCAGATGATAATATTTGGTCTACAGACACTTCTGTTTCTTTTGAAACAATATTAATTATTTTGGCAAAGATTTCTGACTTGCACAT